TACCTTCCGGTTTTTTTGATGTCGTGGACGCTGGCCGGCATCAGTTCGTCAATTACCCCATAAACCAAAACATTGCCGTATGCGGTAGGCAAGATTGCTTCTACCCGTTGTTGGGTCAATGCTCCTTTGTAATAATTGGCAAACTCGCGGCAAAGGTCAATGTGAAAAGTGAAAGTGCGATTGTTGTAAACGGCTTTTATCCCGTAAAGTGTTCCGTCATCATGATATGCCCTGCTCATTTCCATTATGGAAGATTTACGGTTCTCAATCATACAATCAATGATTTCATTGAAAGCTGTGCCACGGTCGGCAGCTTCACTATCGAACGGCTTGCGGTTGATCCGGTCTATCAGTTCTTGGAACTGCAATTCGTGAAATTCTTCGGGAGTATGGGAAGGATTTTCGCTCCATCCCCAATACTTTTCCCAAATTACATCACTATTCAGATATCCCCAATAGGCATCCAATAATGTTGCATATATACAGTAATTAAGCTGCTGGTTTTTCATAAGTCTTTGTCTCTTTATTGGGAACAAGCCCTAATGCTTTTGCTTTATTATTAATAAGCACTTTTGCCGCAACCATCGAACTACCTATATGTTGAAATTCACCAAGCCTTGATAACAAGTCATTGATGGATTCTGCGTCTGTCACCAGTTCAACCTGCTCTTTGATTTCCTCCATCACCTTATCGTATTTCTCCTGTGCTTCTTTTTTGGCGGCAAGCATCCCAAGGTAAGAGTTGATAATCTTCGAGGCGACAAAGTCGTTCTTGGCAGTTGGATTACCGTTCTTGTCAAGAATGGTAGGAACCTCCATTACTGAAGGAAGATTGCAGGTATTCTTTCCGTCATTTCTTGAAGTCGGGTCAAAAGTTATAGTGCGTCTTTGAACGCCTCTTTCGCTTTTCATTTCAAGATAACCAAGCAAATCCAGTTCGGTAACGATGGAGTTGTAGGACTTTTCACGCAAGGCAGGGATAAACACCGTATCATCACCTTCTTTCCGTGTGTCGCGATGGGCAACAAAAATGATGTGCTTGTTAAGCCCCGAAAGTGTTCGTGTCATCCATGAAAACTCTGCATTGATACCGCTCCAATCCCTGATAGACGGTTGGCGGCTGCCACATTTATAAGTAATGATGAAATCCATCATCTTGCCAATGGTATCAACTACAATGGTCTGATAAGCAGACAAATCCTCCTGCAAGACCTGTTGAACATCACTCCATGAAGTGACCTGTACGGTATCTATGTTTTCCAAATGCGCCATATTCATACGCTTAACGCCATTATCGAAATCCAATAACAAAGGTTTCGGTGCGCTCAATGCCACTGTTGATTTTCCCATACCAGCCTGGCCGTAAATCATCATTTTCACTGTGGTAGGGATTACTAATTCATTTGATTTTTTGATAAGACTCATAATCGTAAAATTTAAGGGGTTAATTATTCTCTTTCTGTAGAATAGCATCTACATCACTTTTTCGGTACAATCTCTTACCTCCTATTTCCAACCTGCACAAATATCCAATTTTATGCCATCTCCATAAGGTTGACTTATCGGTATGTAGAATCTGACTTGCCTCTTTAATGGTCAAGTAATCCTCTTCCGGTCTGATGAAAGAGTCTCTAATACTTCTCACAGTCTTTTTTACAAGATGTTCTGCGAACTCTTTCAAATCAGTGGACTTTATTGTCAAAGTAACATTGGCACCACTATTTAAAATATCCTCCATGTTCATTCTCTTACCCTTTCCATATGTTCAATTCTAAATCTTCGTAACCTCCTCATATCACCTTGTTCGTGGTAAAGTGACAAAGAAAATATGCACAGTAAGCAACATGCGACGGACACACGGACTATAGGCGAAAAATCCATCGTGAGCCTCACACCGGCTATCCGTTCATAAAGCATTGTTGCAAGTTCTCTCCCATTCCGTACATGCAATATTTCAAAAGCCTTTTGCAATTGGTTATTAATCGTGCTAACCGCCCGGCATTTGAAATTGGCGATTTCCTTTTTCTCATACCCTTGTGCATACATCCGTGCTGTAATCTCGCATTCAGGGGTGAGTTCTGTGAATACCCGTTCCATAATCGTGTGAGTTAGATGACTATGACTCCCTTTTTACAACGACAATACCTTTTTTCGGATAAGACTTTGAAGCCCATTTTTTACCCTCAAGAAGATGCTTGGCATTTAGAAGTGATACGTTGTTGCGGATTGTCTCAAGTGAAGATATAGGCAGCTCTATCGTGGCTCCTCTCTTCATGTTTCTCATTTTCTCTTTACTTTCTACCTTTTCCATAAATGTTATATTAGAATGATTGGTGGGCGTTGACGGACTCGAACCGCCAGTCTCCTCCAATGAGGTGTGTTAACCATTACACCGAACGCCCCAATAAGAAAGGTGCGCTATCTTCACAGACGGCACACCCAGTACAAACACAAAATAAAACACGACAAAACAGTTTATACTAACACTTTTCATGTAACTCCATGCCGGTTATCACTGCAAGTATAACAGACAAGATAAACATTGCAGATGTCAACACGATTCCCGTCATGTACAAAGGGCCATCCTTTATTATGGAATTACATAATATCATTGTCATACAAAGCAGTACAAGCAACGAAAAAGAGAACATAACTATCTTCATAACATCGTCATTGCAACCAGTTCATCACTATAAAATTCTACAAAATCGTGCTTTCCGAACTCTACCATTACTTTATCCCCATTGATGGCGCAAATCGCCCCAATCTTGCTTTCCCATCCGGGATGTTTACACTTAACCGGCATACCTATATATGGCATACGTGATTTATACATACTTTTTCCCATAATCGTGTGATTTTAAATTTTACCGCCCGTACAAGGATGAGGTAAAACGGTGCGCACTTCGCTTTGCCCGTGGCTTTTAGTACGGTAGTAGCACTAACCTTTGCTGCGGTTGTGTACCCTACCCGATTCTCGCTATCGGATGCCAGTCTTTAGCTGTCAATAGGGCTATATTGTCGATGTGCGTGTCGGTCGCCTAATCCGTCATTACTTACACCTCAAAGACTATGGTTACACATCTATTAATTGTTAAACATTGCACAGCTCGCAAGCCCCAACTTGCTTATGTGCGTTCGTTATCTTTGGTTGGCAAAAACGGCTTATGAATTACACCGTAATTGCTTTCACAGACTTATCAAAGAACCAATCAATAGTACCCTACCCGATTCTCGCTATCGGATGCCAGTCTTTAGCTGTCAATAGGGCTGTCGTGCGTGATATAATCGTGTGATTAATCATCGTAAAAGAACTTCTCGCCCGGCTTTCTGAAAAGCCTATAACTTGCATACAAGCAGCCTAATACTATCAATGCCTCTATCATACTGCTATTCTATCAAGTTGAAACTCTATGTAATCAATCTCTTCTTGAATAACCTCTAAGGCTTCTTCTTTGGTATCGGTATTACAGAAAGTACAAGCCTCTGTGTCAGACATCTTATCAACTCTATCAAGGTCCATATAAGCCTTATCCAAAGCCTTTTCAAGCCCGTAGGCTTCTATACTGTCACATACTCTATAGTTTCTCATAATCGTGTGATTTTAGTTCATTTATACTATTTACTTATATCAACCTTTTTTCTATCTTTGTACCGTGATTGAATGATTGATGATGCAAATATATAGCAATTGAATTAACAAACAAAGCATTTGCTATAATTATTTAATTCATTTGATTTAATTAACAATAAAGTGAATTAATGTTATGATTGAACGTATTAAAGCTATAATGAACCATTACAACCTCAGCGTAAATGCTTTTTCAGCTAAAATAGGAGCTAATCAAGTTACTATCAACCAGCAAATGAATGGAGATAGAAAAGTAAGCTTAGATACCATATTGAAGATAGTTAATTCATTTGATTTAATATCCGCTCAATGGCTACTCACCGGCAAAGGTGAGATGCTTAAATCATCTTCATCTAAAGAAGAATCAGCTCCCATCACCAACGAACGCCTGTTTTCTATCATTGAGAGCCAGCAAAGAACCATCGAGAACCTTTCAAAGAAATAAGCTATGTATGACCACTTAAGCAATTTCTCTCTTGGGAAAGAAGAAAGAGAAAAGCTCTTAATGACTATACTGGGAAGAATACGAAGCAACGGGAAAGAACCATTATGGCTGCACAAACGAAGAAACGAATCAACCTGGAATAGAATAGCCAAACTGTATGGGAAAGATTGCGCGTGGAAAACGATTCAGTATCTTCAACAATTAAAACTGATTGAATCCCAAGGAGAACATAAGCCATTTATTATCACAGAACGAGGAAAAGAATACTACAAAAGGGGATGGATTGAAAATAAAATCAATAAGTTTGACAATCCAAAATATCCCCTTTTTATAAGCATCGCAGCATTAATCGTTTCTGTACTCAGCAGTGATTACTTTTGGAAAGCCATTCACTTTATATACCAAGCCATCTCAAGAGCGCTGATAGCACACTAATTAGAATTGCCAAAGCCGAAATTACTACTGAAGCCTTTCTCTTATCCATAATCTATATAGTTTAAAATTTGCATCATCAATAAGTCAAAGAACGATATTCGGCAGGGCTTTCACCTGCCAGCGGTTATGCGATTGACATCAGGTTAGCTTTCTTAAAGCATCTGAACTCTTGGCGTTCAGTATCATAGTAAGTTTGAACGGTGTCGTTCTTCTTTCTGTTGTCAGTACCAGCAATGGCAGGCATCAACTTTTCATTTAGTGTACCGTAGGCTTCTCTCACAGAACCGTCCACCTTTTGAAAGTAGAATTTCACAATCTTGCTTTTCATCTGCAATTTCAATTTCATGTTAGCCCAAGCGCATTTTAATGCTTCTGACATCGTGAAACCGTTCTTGCGAACGAACTGCCATGCAAGGCTCATAACTTCATGTAAAAAACTCTTCGTGCTCATAATCGTGTGATTTAATATGTTTATACTATTTGCATCATCAATCATTTAGTTTATCTTTGCTACGTGATTGATTGATGATGCAAATATACCAATAATTTTGGTATAAAAACAATGTATACCATTTTTATTGGTATAATAAACATCATTTAACTATTAGAGCATCTTATACCTTATTATAATATGAAGAAAGAAAATATAAACTATGTATCGTGGATAGCACTTGTATTGAGTACTATTGCTATATTACTATGGTTATGCAAATACGAGCCTGTGACATGGACTCTATTCGATTCTATGATTGCTTTTCTTTCTTTCGTTGTAGGCTCATTAGCAGTGATGGTTGGGTATAACATTTTTGGGTTAAAAAACGACCTAAAAAATGAGATAGAAGAAAAATTGCAGGATATAAGCGACCATCATGTAATTCATACAGCAAAAACTATGATGTACATAGAAATGAGATTACTTCACATGGCTGTCGAATTAAACAATATAGCAGATATAAGGCAATCTATTTACATGATGATTGACACCACAGAAAAGACTAAAAATAAAGAAGATATAGATTATATTATTAACCAGTTGAAAGGACTTGAATCAAAATATGGAAATGAATTGTTTGACAATACATTCAAAAATAAACTAAAGATTAGATTCGGAAGAATTGGTTCTTTCTCTGATAACGCGCTCATCTTCCTCCATAATCTTGAAGTATGATTCTTTTGCGTTGTCAATGAGGTTGTTTGATTCTTCAAAAGGGTCTTTTATTTCTTTGAAATACTTTTTTCTCATAGAAATAGCTCTGATAAGGAATTTAATTATATTCATATCTGAAAGCTAAAGCGACCGACTCCAAAGTTGCGGTTTGAAGTTAAGTCGCCTATATAGTCCCTTAACGGGAGCAGTTAAACAAATTAGTCGAAATCATCCGCAACATGATTTCGGAACAAATATACCAAATAAAATGGTAAAACCAAAAGAATTCAATCCTGAGATTGGGAAGAGAATAAGAAAAGCGATAAACTATATCGTTTTTATAGAAGATTTAGCCAATCAACGCGATGTAGCGGAATTAGTCGGCAAGGATAAAGACAATTTATCGAAAGCCCTCAAAGGAGATACCACATATACAGGTATCTATATTGAAGCTATTTGCAGTAAATACTCTACATTCAACAAAGAATGGTTTTACACGGGAAATGGCGATATGTTGGGTAAGGGTTTCCCCATTACCAGCACTCCTACTACTGATAAAGACATTAAGATACTTGACATACGTGTATGTGCAGGGCAAGGGATAGGGTTTGATGGCGATGAAAATGAAATAATAGGATACGTCAACATACCCGAATTTGCCGGATGTTATGGGATAACAGTATATGGTGATTCTATGTACGATATGTATATGTCGGGAGACACTATATTTGTTCGTGAAATAAAAGACAAGCACAATATAGACAACGGTCAGCCGTATGTGATTATAACTAAAGAGGATAGGCTTCTTAAAATGATTCATATTGATTACGAACGGAAAAGAACAATATTATCTTCTTACAACAATGCAACCAATCCTGATGGGAAAAGAAAATATCCCGATATGGAAATTGATATAGACAGCGATATTCTTTACCTATATAAAGTTGTTGGAAAGTTAGCAAGAACGCAAATGTAATTCATTGGCAGTACAATGAAATTCAACCAATGCACATGAAACTTATAAATAACAAAATATAATGAATAACACATCAATCGGAATAAGAGTAAAGCCTGATTGCATTATCTACTCTATAATAAAAGAAAATGATGGAAACAAAGATATTATCTTGATAGATAAAGTCAATGTTCCCATTGCCCTTGAGGTGCCGGAGCAACTAAAATTCATTCGGAGCACATTCTTGGACATCATATTTGAGAACCAAGTCAATTTGGCTTGCATCAGAGCGACAGAGGCGACAGCGCAAAAGATTTCCATCGAACGGGTCAATATGGAAGCTGTAATACAGGAGTTGATTGCAAGTTCAAGCATTGAAAAGTATTACGTGGGACAGATTTCAACCATATCTGCCAGACTTGGCATAGCACGAGAACACTTCAAACCATTGGTTGAGAGCAAGGCGGATGATTGTGAATTTTTCGATGACTGGAGCGAATACAACAAAGAAGAAAAAGAATCATTATTAGCGGCATTAAGCGCATTTAATCTATGATGATATGAAAAACTGTAAAGTAAGATTAGATTTCGATGAAATAAAAGAAATAGGGCAAGAAGGTCGCAATTCAAAGGTCTTTTTGGCTCATGACAACCAATTGGATGGGGAAATAGTAGTTAAGGAGATAAAGAAGAATCCCTCTACAAGCCCCGATGAGTATTTCAAAGAAGCGCGCTTATTGTACGCCCACAACCATAACAACATTGTGAAAGTGAACTACGCTTGCGAAGACGATGACAACATATATGTAGCTATGCCTTTTTACAAGAACGGTTCGCTAAAGAAAAGGATTTCAAACGGGAGTTACTTGACAGTAAGAGAAGTTATCCGGTATTCGATACAGTTCCTGTCTGGGCTGAACCATATCCACTCAAAAGGATTGGTTCATTTTGACATAAAACCAGACAATATCCTCATATCGGATTCTAACGAAGCTATGCTGTCGGACTTTGGATTGGCACTATACACCGACACCTACGGTTTCTGTACAGCACAAGCATGCTATACTCCGCATATAACACCGGAACAATTGAAGGGCCTGAATCAGACAATAAAAAACGACATATATCAAGCCGGACTGACTATATATAGAATGGTTAATGGGAATGAGTTATTTTATAGACAGATTCCCAACACAGGTAATCCAATGCTTGATGATGTTGTTTTTAAAAGAATGATATCAAATGGTCTTTTCCCAAATCGAAAATGCTATTTACCACATATCCCTAAAAAGCTCAAAAAGATAATAAAAAAATGTATTGAACCAAATCCTAATGATAGGTATGACAATACGCTTCAAATAATAAATGAATTAGCTTCTATTAATGAAAATCTAGATATAAGATATGGTAGAGATACAAGTGGAGAATTCTGGGAAGCCCCCAAAAACAGCTATGTATACAAAGTCAGCCTAAGCCAAAATGCAGATAATTTTAATATTAAAGTTTGCAAAACTAAAGATGGTAAAACAACCAATTGTGTGAGTCTATGTTCTAATAATATAGATAATACGCAAGTTATTCCGAAATTAGAAGCTATATTTGCAACGTTATGAGCAAAAAGGTCATAAATAAAGCAACTACAAGAGAACAAAAGCTCTATCAAAGAGACAAAAATAGAATAGCTGAATATTATACTCAAAGCATCAAAGAAGATGCTAAAGTCATAGATATTCAGCTGAATCTTCATGGATATACTAATCTAAAAAAATAATCAAAAACTCATTTTGCTAAATTTGTTTTTATCGTTTTATACAATAAGATATGCCCCTTTATTTATATGAAAAAGCAGAGCTTTGACCGAGACAGTTATAAGAAATACTACTGGGGAGAACTTGAAAATCCCGATGTGTTCAACGAATTAAAGAACAAACTAAATATCTAAGATTATGATAATCACAACTACTAATAATATAGAAAATTATTCAATAAAACGATACTTAGGTGTAGTAAATGCGAATATAGTTATTGGAGCAAATTTTTTCTCTGATTTTGCAGCATCACTAACAGATGTTTTTGGCGGACGCTCTAATACCTATCAAAACAAGCTAAACACCATATACAAGGAAGTAATGGCTGAATTAAAAGCAAAAGCCAAATCTTTTCAGGCTGATGCTATTGTTGGATTACATATAGACTTTGACGAAGTTTCCGGTGGAGGAAAATCCATGTTTATGGTATCTGCATCTGGAACTGCTGTTATGATAGAAAATAACTTTGAAGATAGATACTTCATGTACAAAGCTCTCAGTGACATTCATGACTATTGGAAAAAAGGATTTCTATCAGAAGAAGAATACAATTATGAAAAAGCAAGGATTATAGAAAAGTATAATAGCGCAATTTCGGTAGAGGTTACAGTAGTCAAAGAAACTAAAGAATACGAAGCAAAAAAGTTAAGAGAGCAAGAAGAACAAGAAGCTTATACTAAGAAAGTTCTTGAAGAAAAGCTAATCATAGCAAAGAAGGAATTAGAAAACAGATGCCCATGTTCTGAAGATACCATAAAAGAAACTACACATCTTCAAATACAAGCATCAGACTACAATAATATTCCATATAATACTGACGATTCTATGGAAAGTATAATCGCAAAGTTTATTCGGTTAAACAGAATACCTGAAGCTTGCAAATATTACATGGATGAAACCGGATTGAACGATACAGATGCTATTGAGTTTGTAGTTGATACTTATAAGAAAATAGACCAGATAGACAAAGATGCTTTTGAGAGGCTTCTTAATAAATTGAGGGTATTAAAAAATAAAGGGTTTATTGAGCAAGCAATTAATGAATATCAAAAATTTACCCTATCAGAAAAAAATGCGGCAGAAACATTTATTAATGATTTATAAAATAGACTGATTATGGTTGACTTTCTAACCATCATACTCCTAATATTCGGAGTACTGCAAATCATCCTCTTCTTCAAGGTATGGGGAATGACGAATGACATCAAAGAGATAAGGAACAAGTACCTTAAAGACGAGGATGAGAAACGAAGACAAAAAGCAGAATACGACCCATCTCCTAAAATCAGCGGTGGGGTTAAAACAACAATATAGCCGGAATTATTTCCCGGCTTTTTCTTTCCCTATTCGCAAGTTGTGCAAATGTTGTGCAACTATCATAAAAAGAAAATGCTAACAAGTTGTAAATGAACCTATTAGCATTTTTCCTTGTGATTCAAGTAACGTTTTTTAATCGCCTGATTATTAATTATTTGCATGATTGTATAGCCTACAATATGCCTACATTTCTTATCTATTACAGGTTATTTCTTACTTAATAAGACTTGTATTAGACGTTCCTTCTCCTCAATTATCCTTTCTAAATCAGCTATTTTTGCATCTTTATCAAGTTCATTTGATTTTATTCCAGTTATGGGAATATCATCAAAGAATACACCTACAGGAACCTCTAAAACCTTTGCTATTGCCTCAATGGTTTTTGTGTTCGTTGATCCATTTCTAACAATAGCCTGTATGCTACTATCTTCTTTTCCTATACGTGATGCAAGTTCTCGTATAGTGATTTTCTTTAATTCGCATAACTCTCTTATTAACAAGAAATTAGCCATATTACACCTTTGTTATAACTTTTATTAACGTGAATTTTATTCACCTGTGGTAAAAATAATTATACCTTTGCTATGTAAAGTTAACAATAATGAGTATATTTATCACAAAGGTATGACGAAAAAAAAATTAAAAAGGAATGATGACGGCGAGAAACTAAGAATGTACCTTTTGAATTTGCCGGTAAAAGAATCTTCTGAAATGTCCCTTAAATTGGCAGAAGCATGTAAAGTGCCATTACATACCTTTCGTAATTGGCGAGGTAGTCGTTGTCGTATTCCCGAACTTGCAAAGGATAAGATCGAGGAAGTCACAGGCGTAAAAATCTTCCATAGTGAAAACCAATAAATAAAAGAAAAATGAAATCAAAGAAATTAGAAATTGAAATTCCGGAAGGTAAAACAGCTGTCTGGAGAAATGGAATCTTAACTCTTATTGATGAACCAGAAAAAGACGTAAGAAAACGTATTAAGACGTTTGAGGACGCCTGCCGTGAAATTGGCATCGATGCAGAAGCATGGAACCGAGATAAAATATCCCTCGGTCTTGAACCTGACGTTCTGGCTTTCCTGAAACTCCGTATCATTGTCAAGGCTTTAAATGAAG